ATGGAAGGAAACCTACCGCCGATAGACCTGCTCAACGCGCCCCCGGTCATGCCGTGGCGCCAGTTCGCGGACTGGATTCGCATGGGCGATGAACACGACGTGGTGTGGGGCTGGATTCGCAACGGCTACATCCCATCCCACAAGGTCGGCAAGTACGTGATGGTCAACGTGGCGCTGCTGGTTAAGCAGCTCATGGAAAAGGAGTGGGACGAATGATCCGCGCCTCCTACGGAAAGCCAGGGGATGGGATGACTTATGTCGAAGCCGACCAGCTATCTACGCCTTCCGCACGCCCAGGACTGCGACTGCTCTGTCTGCTGGTCCAGACGCGAAATGGCGAAACACGCTCCCTCCCCGTCCACACGCTGCGCCCAATGCCGCCCCGCCTCTGCGCGGCCGATTCGCACGCTGCAAATGGGTCGCGTCGGTGGTGCCTGGAAGCCTCTGGTCTCGGAGTGGACAGTGGAACCGGCCTTTATCTGCGAGAAGCACACGCTTCCCGACCGTCCCGCGAAGTGGTGGAGCGTTGCTTACCAAGATTCAACCTCGGCGCCGAGCGAGCAATTCCCGTTCTAGCCGAAACCCCGACCGAAGCCGAACAGGTCCAGGGCCGCGCTCCCGGCTCGTCGGATCACGCTTCACCGATCCGGCGAACGGAAGCACGGGCGCAGCGCACCCTTGACCCTGCACGAACCGAAACAGCCTCCGCTCGTGAGTGTGGGGCAGCTTCACCGCCCCGCGCTCCCGAGCCCTCGGCGGCAAGAGTGGGATGACAAGGGCAAAGCCCTTGGTGTTAACCAACTAGAGAACACGCACAACGCGACGTTTTAACCGGTAGGCCAAGTAACGGATCACCTCGGCGAACTTACTAGTTCACCGGTTCGGGATCGCTCGGCCTGCAGAAAGCAAAGCAGCGCAATAAAGCGCAACTAGAGAGAGGAAACACAAGATGGCACGTTCGATCATGGAAGTTGCATTTCTCAGCGCCGAGAAAGTCGAGTTCGACAACGTAAAGCTGGTGAAGCTGTTTGTCGGTGACGAGCCGGACGGCAAGCGTGACCTCGGCATTTCCATCCTTTCGATGAATGTCTCCGAAGAAGCCCTGGACGAAGTGTGGTCCGCCTGCGAAAGCCTCGATGTGCTTGAGCCGATCCGCGTCACCACCGAGATCGAGCGAGGCTCCAAGAACGCCGGCAAGTTCATCGTCCTGCACGTTGAGCCTGTGAAAGCAGCCGCTGCTCAAGCCATCAAGCCGACTCAGCAGCCGACCCCAACCGCCAAGCCAGCCGGCACCCAGCCGGAACCGGCCAAGGCCAACTAACCGGGAGGGGCGGCCATGCTGATCGATGACCGGGTGTACTGCGACTGCTGCGGAAACGACATGGGCAAGCTCATGGCGCTACCCGCGCCGCAAAGCGACCTGCTGCCCGACCTCAGCCTGCCGCCCCACTTCGCCGTCTGCCCTGACTGCGAACCCTCCGAACAATCCGCCGACCTCGAGCAGGCCGGCGAATGAATTTCCTCGCCTGTGACGGTGACTGGCTGCAAGGCGCCGATGGCTCGCCCATCTGCTCCGGCTCGCTGGTCGCCCTCACGGTCGAGGAAATGCAAAGCCTCTACGGCTCTGCACTGACCTGGGACCAAGTCTCCGAGCTGCAAGGCGAAGCGATTGTTCTGTTCGCCACCGTGTTCGGCTTCCTGGTCCTGAAAAAAGCCCTGAAACAGTGAGGTATCAACCATGCAACTGAACAAGCACTTCATCAAGAAAATCGGCCTCGGCGCTGCCGTTGCTCTCTCGGCTGCTGCCGGCTCCGTCTACGCGGCAGTCCCGGCCGAAGCCACCACTGCGCTCGAAACCGCGGGCACCGACGTCGGAACCATCGGCTGGGCCGTCTTCGCCGTGATCATCGCCGCGATGGCGTTCAAGTACATGCGCCGCGCCCTGTAACCGGGAACCGCGCACTGCATGTGCCGAAGCAAACAAACCCCGCTCCGGCGGGGTTTTCTCTTCCAGGGAAACGCCAATGAGCTACGAACTGTACGTCCTAATCCTTACCACCCTGGCGTTCTATCTCGTGTTTTTTGGGCGGGTGTGATCATGAAAAGGTTTTTTGCGGTTTTTTTGGCCTTTCTGTTTTGGCATTCCCCCGTTAGTGCGGAAGATTATTATTGGATTCTAGGCAATAACAACACCCTGCAGTTCCCAAGCGCTACAGCTGCATTGTCACACCTTGAAAGTTCATCGTCTTCTATAAGGTATGAGGTTTATACAAAGTCAGATTCGAGTTGGGGATATCGGAGTTATCGGATTAGCGACGGGGGATACCTTGGCTTTGGCTCTATTAATCGTCGCGGTTCTGGCTGTACTGACCCGTCGGTCTATGATCCCGAGATTGGCGGGTGTGTAAGACCTGAACCCGATCAGTGCACCACCGCAACAGGTGAATTCGTTCACGAGTACAACGCCGGCTCGCTGGACCCGTCCGTACCACCTTCGCTACCGCCATCCTCGATCTGTGAAAGCGGCTGCCTTTACAACCGCACCGCGACGGTCAAGGGCTGCAACCGCTTTCTGGAAGACACCACCGGCAAGGACCTGAACTCTGTTTACTGCCAGGTTGTTTACCAGGGCGCCGGCTCGCAATGCACGTCAAACAACCCACCTCCCGGCAGCGTCTTCGACCAGCCGCCGTCCAAGCCCCCGGCCGACAGCACGCCTCAGTTCACCAGCGAAAGCCTGTGCGGTGACTGGGTCACCAACGCGGACGGCTCGCAATCGCGCAACTGCACCAGTAGCGAACAGCTGAAAGAGCCTGGCCAGCTCAATTGCGACAACGCCGGCGATTACCTGCACTGCACCACCGGCAAGCCCGCGCCGCGATTCGAAGACACCTCGAAGACCGAGGAAACCACCAAGACCACCAACCCGGATGGCTCCAGCAAGACGGAGACCACCACCACGACCGACAAGACCGTCTGCGTTGGCACCAAGCCCTGTACATCCACCACTGCCGAAGAAAGCTCGACATCCGAAACCGATGCCGAGGGCAAGCCCGGCGACGAAACCAAGTCCTGCACGGGCTCTGGTTGCACGCCCGATGAAGGCGAAGCCGAGGATGAAGGTGAAGAAGGGCCGGAGCGTTTGGCTTCTGCCGGCTCCTGCGATGCGGCGTTCTCCTGCAGCGGTGATCCGATTGATTGCGAGGTGCTGCGGCAGCAGAAAGAACAGCTTTGTCTCGCTGAGGAAATGGCCGATTTCCCGAAACAGCAGTCCGCCATCGAGGCCGCTGTAACTGGCGACCGGTTCCAGCTGGATGAAGGTAACGGCGTCATCGACGTGCCGTCCTTCATCAACCAGGGCACCCGTTTTCTGCCGTCCGCCTGTCCTGCCGCCGAGAGCTTCAGCCTGACCACTGCGGGCGGACGGACTTTCCAGCTCAGCTACGAACCGCTTTGCCGCGCCGCCAGTGACCTGAGCGGTCTGTTTGTAGCTGTGGCCACCGTTCTTGCCGCCCTGTATGTGGGCCGCGCCGTAGGAGGTCAGTGATGCAGTTTCTATTCATCGTCCAGATGCTCGTGATCATCGTCGGGCCGCTGGTGAAGATGGTGCTGAAGATGATCGGTTTCGGCTTCGTCTCCTACATGGGCTTCAACCTCATCATTGGCCAGGCGCAGGACTACCTGTTCGGGCTGATGGGCGATGTCGGGCCGGTGATCCAAGGAATTCTCGGGCTGGCCAAGTTCGATGTGGTGGTGAACCTGTATTTCGCCGCGATCTCCACGCGCTTCGTTCTCGCCGGCATCGACAAGGCGACCGACCGCAAACGCAATCAGGTCTGGCATAAGCCGGGCGGCACCTCCATCGAAGCCTAAGGAGGCGCCGTCATGCTCGTTATCCGCACCGGCAAGCCCGGCCATGGCAAGACCCTGAACACCATCCGCGAAGTGGACCAGAAGGCCCACGCCGAGGGCCGGGTCGTCTACTTCCACAACATCAACGGCCTCAAGCCCGATCAGCTGCAAGCGCAGTGGTTCGAGTTCGAAGATCCCGAAAAGTGGTTCGAGCTGCCGAACGATTCAATCATCGTCGTCGATGAAGCGCAGGGCTGGTTCGGCTCACGCGATCCCAGGGCGCGGCCACCGGAGCACATCACCCGCTTCGAGACCATGCGCCACCAGGGCCACGAAGTGCACCTCGTCACCCAGGACCCGCGCTATCTCGATGTGCACCTGCGCCGGCTGTGCAACACGCACATTCACTACTGGCGCGTCTTCAAGTCCGCCCAGCTGCTGCGCTTCGAGTCGGAAGTCGTCGTAGAAAAGGTCGAGCTGAAAACCAGCTTCAAGGATGCCGACAAGAAGTCGCTGCGCCTGGATAAGCGCTACTTCGGCGCCTATACCAGCAGCAACGCCAAGCACCACTTCCAGGCCAAGGTGCCGACCAAGTTTATCTTGGCCATCTGCGTGCTGATCGGTGCGGGCATCCTCGTCTATCGCGCCTATGAGCGCTACAACGCCGAGAAAGTCGCGCTCGAAGCCACCAGCAGCGCGCCGGCCGGCAGCATGGTCGATCAGGTAAGGGATACGGTCGGAGCGTTCATCAAGCCGGTGGGCGAGGCAAAGGCCGATGCGCCTGAGAGCGTCGCCAGCTACATCGGGCGGCGCGTGCCTCGGATACCGCAAGTCCCATCGTCGGCGCCGATCTACGACGAGCTGACGCGGCCCGTGTCGTTTCCCCGGCTCTACTGCATGTCCAGCACGGACCCTGCGACCTATGCCCGCGAGTTCGGGCGAATGGCGCATGCCGTAGTCAACGGAACGCCCACCGTCTGCCAGTGCTACACGCAGCAAAGCACCCGCGTAGAAACCGATTTCGCCTTCTGCATGCGCGTGGTCGAGAACGGCTTCTTCGATCCGACCCTGCCTGATCGCACCGCTGGCGAGCGAACCCAGCAAGTCCAGAACAGCCAGCCTCCGGCAATGCAGGCGACACGCCCTGGAGCAGCACAGCCAGCCGGCGGCTCGAACATGACTGTCGTGCCGTACCAGAAGGGGCAATTCCTGTGGTGATGACCGTCAGCGCGCGTGCGCTCCGCGCTCTTTGCACGCGCGGCGAGGCACGAGCCGGCGTGCAAACGCGCGCGCTGACGTCCCTGTAACACGTCAGATAAACCCAACTGAACAGTGTCGATTCGTTGCAATTTGGAGCACAAGAGAATGAGCGTTAAAGACCAAATTCGTGTTGATCAGAACTTTCAAGAAACCCCAACCGGGCGACTGTTCTTCGATAGCCATTCGGCCAAGCTGACTGACCTGTCGGGCGTTCGCTTGCTGCGTTGCGGCGTCGATACGGTCCGCCAGCTGTACCGAGGACTGATCCGCCCGGAAATCATGGCGCTGTTCGAGAAACCGGGCGTCATGGTCGAGTTCGCCGGGGAGTTCTGGGCTGCCGGTCGGGTAGGGCGGGACTCGGGCTACCAGTACAAGCTCCAGAATGCTGACCTCGGGTTCATCCTGCTCATCAAGAACTTCAACGCCAAGCTCGAGAACATCGGCCCGCACCTGAAAATCGAAGTGTCACCGCACGCGATCGACGCGCTGTCGCCTGAGCGCTTGCAAGAGCGGATGGACTACTACGCCGCAGCCGTAATGACACACCGCGAACGTAACCAGTGCGCTGTCCATCTGGCGTTGGATCTCCAGGGCTGGAAGCCTCCGGTGGATCTGGTGGCACGCCTGCACTGTCGCGCGCGGACGCACCGGGATATCTCGGGTATCAACGAGATCAACTGGGCGACCAAGTCCAGCGTCTACGGTCGTGGCGAAACATCCATGTTTGGCTCAGCGGGTGGCGTTCAGCTCTGCATCTACAACAAAACCGAACAGGCCCGCGCGACCGATAAGCTCGACTTCTGGGAAAGCGTCTGGCGTCGCCGGGATTCGTTCGATCCGGCCGATCCTGATAACTACGATCCCGAGGCGGACGTGTGGCGGGTCGAGCTGCGCTATCACCATTCGGTCATCCAGCAGTTCGCCAGCGGGTCGATCAGTGCCAAGACCGGTGAGGCCATTGAAACGGATTCGTTTGCGGCGTTCTCCGCCCACTTGGACGGCCTGTGGCGCTACGGGCTTTGCCAGTTCAAGTTGCTGCACCGCCCAGGACAGTACGAGCCAATCTGGACGCTGATGCGTGATGACGTGCGGGTCGATGTGGCTGTCGACTCCCTGGTCGATGAAACGGAATACAAACGCTACTACAAGACCTCAAGGGGCTTCTCTGGCAAGAACGTGGAACTGTTCCTGGGAAACTTCGTAAGCCTGCTGGCACGGGAGCGAGTGGGCGCTAAAACCGCATTTGATCGACTGAAGGATTGGGAATGCTGGCCGGTCATTCGTGACCACTACGCCGCCAAGGACATGAGCGAGCGTGATCTGTACAAGCACATTAAAACGTTGCTTCAAGAACGCCACGTTCGATGGGGCAGAGCGGTCTGATGGCGATCCAGCAGCTCTCTGACGGTCGCTGGCGGGTCGACGTTGAGCCGGTCAAAGGCAAGCGGTTCCGCAAGACGCTGAAGACGAAGGCTGAGGCAATGCGCTTCGAGGCGACCTGTCGAGCCAAGTGCAGCGAATCTAACGATTGGGCACCGCGGCCAAAGGACAGGCGCAGGCTGTCAGAGCTGGTCGAGCTATGGTTCGACCTTCACGGCGTCTCGCTCTCCGATGGCGTTCGTCGGGTGGCGATCCTGCGGGCGTGTGCAAAGGCGATGGGCGATCCGATAGCTCGTATGGTCGATGGGGCGAAGATCGCCGCCACACGCGCGCGTTGGATGTCAGCTGGCGTCACCGGCAAGACGGCGAACAATCGCCTTGGCTACCTGAAAGCGGTTTACAACGAGCTGCACAAACTCGACGTGATCGACTATCCCTGTCCGTTCACACGTATCCGTCCGGTTCGGTTGCAGGAACGGCCCTTGGCCTACCTGACCAAGCCGCAGATCTCCGAGCTGCTCGATGCACTCCAGGCACGGACCACGTCTCCGCATCCGGCGATGGTGGCGCGGATCTGCTTGGCGACCGGGGCGAGGTGGGGTGAGGCTCAAGCGCTTCGACCGGAGCGGATTCGAGGCAACGCCCTGGTGTTTGCCAATACCAAGTCGAAGCGGGTGCGGATGGTCCCAGTAACGCCCGAGCTGGTGGCGGCGATCAAGAAGCACTGGCAAACCTACGGGCCGTTCACCAACTGCATTGGCGTGTTTCGGCTGGTCCTGCTCTCTACCTCGATCAAGCCACCACGCGGACAGGCAAGCCACATCCTGCGCCACACGTTCGCAGCTCACTTCATCATGGGCGGTGGGCATATCGTGACGCTGAAAGAGATCCTGGGGCATGCGTCGCTGAACATGACGATGAGGTATGCCCACCTCGCGCCTGAGCATTTGAACGATGCGATCAGGTTAGGACCGTTGGCCGGCATCACGTTACCGCTCGCCGGCCAGTAATCGAATCAATTGAAGGAGGTGCGCCACTGGCGTACTATTCGTTT